AAAAGTTTTTCCACACAAAAATAAATGATCTCGATTATCAACTGAAATGCATTGCATTGGTTCAGTTTTAATTTTTTTTATATTCTTGATATATAATCTTTCATTTTTTGCATGATTGAATAAATTTTTTTGTCTTTCTAACTTTCTAGGCAACTTAAATACATCATATTTATTGGTACAAAATCTAATTGTTCCATATAATCCAGGATAACCAGGAACTCTTTTATATCTGAGTCTACTTTTTATTCCAAGAGATGAAATAAGTTCTCGTACTTGTAGTAATAAGTTTCCTTCTTTTTGATAAAATTCACACGCACCATTAGGAGTTACTGATCCATCAGTATCCATTAATCCCCTAAGAAGTTCTAATCTTTGATCTATTGATGATCTCAAATATTCATTTGGTATGTATTTTTCGTCATTCAACTTTAATTTTCTAATAGTTTTATACAAACTTTCATATGAATATTGCCAAACATTACTTTTTTTGTATTTGTACTTATTAGTTATTTTTAATGGAATATTTGATGATATATTTTCTATATCTTCATATAATCCAACTACAGTCGCATTACTTCTACTTCCATCACCCAACCATACTCCAAAAGTATAAGGGTCTATCGGCAAATGTCTATGTGGTAAATTAATAGAGGAGCTTATTTTTGTATAAATTGAAGAACCTTTTTTTACAGTTTTTAATTTTTCAAATTTTTCTATAATATCTTTAGTTTTTAATATTTTTTCTTTATGATACCAATCCGAATGAGATACTGACCATAAATGTTCACTGCAAGACTTTATAACTTCTCCATTATCAAACTCTATTTCATATGTATCGATAATTTGTATTTCAGATTTTGCAATAACTTTTGTCGAAATGCCATCTCTTCCAAAAATTATATCACCAATTTTTAGATCATGAATAGTGGACCATCCTTCTGGAGTTGGGATGGGAGTATCCAAAGATAACATTTTCCCAACCTGACGAGGCATTTTACAAATATTAAATCTATGATTATGAAAATTTTCAATTAATTTTCTCTGAAAAGGATACATATTAAAAGGAACAAGACCCTCATCTACGTTCACAATTTTGATGTAATTTTCGGCAAAATATACGGGGTCTTCCTTACACTTTAGAAACTCAATAACTTGTGCTTCCGTAAACTCAATTTGAGTATTCGCCTTTTTTAATAGTGGATTGCCAAGATATACATTATCTGCCATAATTACCTACTAATTTCTTCCCAATCTACGGATGCCACAACAGTATCATCAGCACCATCGGAAGTAATGCTAAGTGTGAGCTCATAAGGAACTCCAGTTAATCTATTTCGTTCTAACTGGAATTTGAAAAGTGATTCTTTTGGAATATCAACTTGAGTTACTCCTTGATTTGAAGCATTAAAAAATCCACTTGCTAGTATTCTTCCACCAGTAACAGAAGTTCCTGTGAGATTATATTCAACTGAACTATCAACACCAGCACTCACCCAAGAACCAGCATTCACAGTTCCACTTGCCTTCACCTGCCATCCATAAGCACCAGTAGAAATTGGCATCATAGAAATTGCTGTAAGAATTACAATAGCATCTAAATTAGTTTCTTTTAAACGCAATCCAACTACAGGATAATATGTTCCGGCAGTTCCTAATGTTCTTGGAGTATTAACTGGAATATTAACTGCCTGTTGCAATCCACGAAGTTCATAACCACCTTCAGAAATTACAGTAGAACAAATCTGCTTGAGTGTGCTTAAACTTGTAGTTATTCCGGTATTTGCAATCTCATATCTCAAAGGTAATGATGCTGTTGTAATATAAGTTGAAGTGATTAAGTTTGCGTGATGGAATGAATGGCAGTGAATAAACTTCCCATCAACTACAAAACCCAACCTAACTGTTCCAACTCCCAACCATTCAATATCCATCCACAAAATTTGTGCTTTGGAAATATCTAATGTAATGCCTGATGGATTGAGATGCCCTGCACCAAGCATTGTATCAATATTCCATTCTTCCTGTGCAACTCTTGTTGTCATTCCGAGAGATAAACTTCTTTCTACAAGATACAAAGTATCTCCGTCAAGTTCCAGATACATTCCATTATCTGCACCAAAATATCCAATTCTTTGACGTAAATTTGTCTTTGGTGGGTTCATTACAAAAGTATTCATCACTTGTAATGATTTTCCTGGTTGATATGGGAATACTTTTGAGGTCTCTCTAATCGCAGAACATCCAGCAGTAGTTCCAATACCAATCTGAACCAAACCTTGTGCAGTTACAAATCCAACTGTAGAACCAGTTCCTACAACTAAACTACTCCAAAGATTATTGTCCCTGTATCTGTGGGAACTATCAAAGAGTGTAAGTGGTGTTGATATTCTTAAACGACCAAATGCATCAGTTGCTATTGGTGGAAATGTAACAGATGCTGATGATGTTGTAGAAATTGATACTGTTCCTATAACTGGTAGAGGATTACTGGAACTTACAGGAGCACTATTGAGGTTGAGTGATACTTGCCCTGTGGTTCCAATACCTACTGTTCCTTGAACTGTAACAGTAGAACCAATACCTGATACTGCAACTGTTGTGACTGGATTGGTTATGTAGAATGAAGTATTAGAAATAGAAACTGTATTTCCTATACTTATAGTATTCAGTAGAGTTGAAATACCAACAGGCATATAAGGAATACCCATATCCTGCAAAATACCACTTGAACCAACTTCTGTAATATGAGTATGTACTGGGTCTTGTGGAGTACTTGTGACTGATACTGTTGTTCCTACATTTACATCACCAGTAATCGTAATATTAGAAGAACCCAATGATACTGGAAGTGGATTAGAAAAACTGATTGGGGCAGCACCTTGCTTCAAAGATACAAATCCAGTAGAACCAATACCTACTGGAAATCTATTGACCTCAGTAACTGACGAACCAGCACTAATAACAATTACGTCTGCGGGCTGGGGAAGAGGATTATAAGACATTATACGATATACCAGTTGGAACCATTATAGAAAAAACTAAAGGATTGGTGATTGCTACTCATAGTGACTGAAATATCATTCTCAACACTTTTACCAATACCTGCTTGAACTGTAATATTATATGTATTTATTTGATTTCCCTCATCTTTGACTACAAGTTTTTTACCATAAGAAGGTATTTGTGGTAATACAATCGTCACAGGAACATTAGCACTTACACCAATATAATCGTCAGCATCATTTGCTTGATAGTATGTAGTAACTCCTGTAATTGATACAATACTTGTAATGCCTACACCATCAGCAGGGTCTCCTATCCACTTATTGAGCGTTGCATCGTATTTGAGAAAGTAATTATCAGTCTTTGCGGAGTTTCTATCAATATCATCCAAGAACTCAAGACGAGTTTCACCACCTCCACCTAATGTGGAGAGTTGTTGTTGAATACGAGAAAGAAAAAGTTTATAATGCTTATCTAAATCTTCAAGTGTTGCGAAGTTTTGATTGAGTGGTGTTAGAGGGTCTGATGTTTTTTCTTCTGGTGGAATATTAAGTAATCCTTCCTTTATGGGTTTCTTCTCTACTTTAGATAATCTGTCATAATAATCCGGCAACTCATCAATATGTTGAGATGCTATTGTAGTTGCCAGTTCTACATCTTTTGTGTGCTCTTTTTCTACTTTAGTTCCTTTTTTGAGTTGATTTTTAATTTGAGAAATAGAGACCTTATGTTTCTTTGCCAGTTGCTCTGGAGTTTTATGGGGTTTGAGTTGCTCCACAAAAAGTCTATCAAAAGAATCTCCAATCAAAGAATCTATTTCTTCTTTTTTCTTTTTCTTTTCTTCGGCAACTAATCTAAAAAGATCCGATAAATCACTCATATTAACAATTCCATTTCCTCAAAGATAATGCTTTTCTTGTTGGGCGACCTTTTTCATCTTTCATAGGACCAGGCATTCCACCCATACGAGCACAGAAAGATTTTCTACGCTTTGCTGACTTTGATCCTGGTTTTAGTTTTGATGGTTTTGTTGTAACAGCTGTTTGTAATTTTGATCCAGGATTTTCTTTTCTATATGAAGCAACTCCTTTGGCATTAAGACCACCTTCGGGATTTTTGCCTTCTTTTCTTTGCCAAGCGGCAGATGCCTCATCCATAAACTGTAAAAATGTTATGTTGCCTTCCTTTACACAACGATTATAAGTTTTCCCAAAAAGTTTTTGTGTTCCTTTCTTTTTATATTCAGGCCAACATTTTTTTGCCTCACTCACTTCCTCGCTATTATCAATATAATCTGCGGCAGTATCAATATAATCCGCCGCTTTGGTAAT